AGCAGTGATTCAGTCCATGAGGATCTTCAAGCGACTTGACTCGCCGCTGGGCGTTGCAGGGTTCGGTGACTTCGGGGCGATGCGAGTGAGCAAAGGACTCGACCCCGATGTTGCGCAACTCGTCGCGCCCTATGTTCGCCACGTCGGTGTGGCATGACAACTCTCAGCGCGTTGCGATCCGGCATCGCCACCAACCTCGCAACCATCAGCGGGCTTCGCACGTCCGCAACAGTCCCCGATGACGTGAATCCTCCTATCGCCGTTGTCGCTCCGCAAGGGATTACGTTCGACACTTCATTCGCTCGCGGTCTTGACACATACGAGTTTCAAGTGCTCGTGATCGTGGGCCGTGTTGATGAGCGCAGCGCCCAAAACAAGCTTGACGGTTTCTGTAACCCAACAGGGTCGTCAAGTATCAAGACCGCGCTAGAGAGTGACAAGACTCTCGGCGGGGAAGCACAAAACCTGCGATGCACAGAGATGCGAAATTACAGCAGCCTTCCGGTCGGTGAACTCACTTACCTGGCTGCTGAGTTCGCGGTCACCGTTTACGCAACCTAGAAAGAAAGGCAACTGTCATGGCAAAGTTCGTCGCCACGGATTACAACATCACCATCGGCGGCTCCGATTTCAGTTCATCCATCGCATCTGCTGAACTCAGCATTGAGGTTGATGATGTTGAAACGACGGCGTTTGGTGATTCCTCCCGCACTCGCGTGGGTGGATTGCAAACTGGAACACTCACGCTCGACTTCCATCAGGACTTCGGTTCTTCAAGCGTTGACGCGACGCTTGAGCCGCTGATCGGCACCAGCGTGGCTATCGTCATCAAGCCGACGAGCGCGGCTACTGGTGCAACCAACCCGACCTACTCGTTCAACTGCCTGGTCACGCAATACTCGCCGTTTGCTTCTAGCGTCGGCGACCTGGCGACCGTGAGTGTCACCTGGCCGGTTACGGGCGACATTACTCGCGCTGAATCGTAAGAGAGTCAGGTTCCTGCGATGAACAAGGTTGCCTTGCACGTTGACTTGAGCGACGGGTCGGGCGTGGACGTTGAAGCGACCACGCCTGACCTGATCGCTTTCGAGCGTAAGTTTGACAAGTCGTTCGCTGCGTTCGCGGATGATCTGCGGTTGGAATACATCGTCTGGTTGGCGTGGCACGCATTGAAGCGCACCACGCAAGTCAGCGTTGAGTTCGATCCGTGGACTGAAACGGTTGACGGCGTGACGGTGAAGGCGGTTGCAGACCCGCCCCCTTTGGAGAGCAGTCAGCCCACTGGTTGATCGCGCACCTTTCCTATGAATGGAAGGTCGCGCCCAGCCAGCTGGTTGACGAGTCTCCAAGAATGTTGACGACCATGAGCAGGTACTTGCGGTGGCGTGCGAGTGAGTACCGGAAGGCGGCGAGCAAGTGACCACATCCATTGACCTTGAAGTTGAGGGCGTGAATGAACTGGTCAACCGTCTTGCCAAGTTTGACAAGGATGTTTACAAAATCCTGACCAAGGAGGTTCGGGAAGGACTCGGCGACGTGGCAAGCAGAGCCAGAACTTTGACGCCTGGTGGTCGAGCGTTGCGAGGTTGGGGGCCGTGGAACTTGACGACCGGACAAACCGCGCAAGTGGGCAGCATCAGTCTTGTCACGGGAAGTCGTGACCTAGGCTTTCAAGGTTCTTCTGTTCGCCGTGGGATCAAACCAACAGCGGTGCGACGCAGCCAGAGAGGGCGCGTCACAAGTTTCAGCGGCATGGTTGTCACCAGGACAGCCGCAGGAGCCATTTACTCGCTGGCGGGAAGTCGGGATCAAACCGATTCGTTCAACAAGTTTCTCAACCGTAAGCGTGGCACTACGTTCCCTCGCGCCTTGACAGATGCGCGAAACATAGAGGGACCAAAGGCAGCCAAAGCAATCACCAAAGCAATCAGAAAAGCCGCCAAAGCGGTTGAAGGTAGGAGGGTCTAGGTCATGGCAAAGGCCCCCATCAACATCAAGATTGAAGGCGACTACAGCGACCGCGATATCAAGCGGGCGCAACGTGATCTTGAAAGTCTAAAGCGCAACAGTCAGCAGACAACGCAAAAGTTCGGCGCTATGTCTCGCGGCATGAAGTTCGCTGGCGCCGCTATCGCTGCGGCTGCTGCTGGTGCCGCGTTCGGTGTTACTCGTTTCGCCGCGCAGAGCGTCGGCGCTGCGAGCGACCTCGATGAGTCGTTGTCTAAGACTCGCACCGTGTTTGGTGACGCGAGTGCTGCTGTTGAGAAGTTCGCGCAGGACGCCGCAACGAACTTGGGCTTGAGCACGCAGGCTGCGCTTGAGGCGACGAGCACGTTCGGCAACCTGTTTACCGCCATGGGCATCAACCAGGGCAAAGCCTCTGCCCTGTCGCAAGAGATTGTGCAGCTCGCTGCCGATCTCGCCTCGTTCAATAACATTGAGGTTGAGGAAGCGATTATCGCTCTCCGCAGCGGCCTGGTCGGTGAGACTGAACCGTTGCGTCGCCTGGGCGTGAACTTGAGCGCGGCACGCATCAACGCGGAGGCGTTGTCGAGTGGGCTCGCGGAAACCAAGGGTCAGATTGACGCTGCGGCGAAAGCGCAAGCAGCGTTCAACCTGATAATGGATGACACCGCTACGGCGCAGGGTGACTTCGCTCGCACGAGTGATGGGCTGGCGAACACGACGCGGACGTTGAAGGCCGCTGTTGATGACGCGAAAGCGAGCATCGGTGTTGGGTTCGTCAACGCGATCCTCGCTGTCACGGATGCTGCTGGTGGGCCGCAAGGCGCAGCCGACTCGATTCGCTCTCTTGGCGACCAGATCGGCTTGTTCATTGAGGGCGTAGCCCTGGCTGGGAAACAGACGGGCACGTTCTCGCTTGACTTGGGTTCTGCTGAGAAAGGGATTGATAGCGCGGCTGATGCGTTTGAGGACGCTGGCGGCGGCGTGTTTGGGTTTGCCGAGGCTGTTCGTTCGGCAATAGGAGGCGGTTCTGGTTCCAGTATCGGCGTCCTGATAACTGCTTTCCAGGCGCAGGCTGAGGCTGCTCGTCGCGCTGAAGCGGCGACTGAGGCCATGGCTCGGGTCATGCGTGGCTCAGTCAAGCCAGCCGATCACCTGTCATCAAGCCTGAGTGTCCTGCGTGGTCAGACCGACGCTGCCGCTGCTGCCGCCGCGAGGTTCACGGCAGAAACCGGCACGCAGTTGTTCCAAGTGCAGGCCGCTAATAAGTATTACCGTGACGCGGGTGTCCGGTTGAAGCGACTCGCTGACGATGAGGAAGCGGCAGCGGAGGCCGCTGACAAGTTGGGTCGTTCTGCTGGTAGTGCTGGCAGCGCGGTCAACAGTCTCGCGGATCGGATCGAGGATGCTCGTGGTCGCGCCATTGAAGGCATCAAGAACACTCGCGCAGGGTTGAAGGAAGAACTAGAAAAAGCACAAGCAGACTTTGACAACTTCAGCCTGAATGTTCAGAACGCGATCATGGGCGCACTCAACTTTGAGGCTGCGGCTCCTGAGTTTGATGAACAGGGCAACCTCGTTGGTGGGACGTTCCTTGATGGGTTGAAGGCGCAGGCTGAAAGAGCACAAGAGTTTGCGCAACTGCTAAGCCATAACCTGATCCAGTCGTTGAGTCCTGAAGCGTTCGCGGAAGTGTTCACCGTTTCAACCGCAAAAGGTATCGCGATCATGGAAGAGTTGATCGCTGGTGGACAAGGTGCGATTGACGAAACCAATGATCTCGTCGATGCAACCAAGGCTGCTGCTGAGAAAGTTGCTGAGCAGTCAGCGTTGACGTTCAAGCAAACGGGTATCACGGAAGCCCACGCATTACTTGAAGGCTTCCATGAACAGATGGGGCCAGGTGGTGAGGGTCGCAAAGAACTGATGAAGATTATGGATGACCTCGCCAAGAAAGCGGCACGCACCGTCAAAATCAACGTCAAAATCACAGAGAACATCAACAGGTTCGTCAGGGAGATCAACACAAGCATCACCCCAAAGGCCCTCGGTGGCCCCGTGGATGCTGGCAGCCCGTTCCTCGTCGGTGAGCGCGGACCAGAACTGTTCGTGCCGAATATCAGCGGCATGATCGTCCCCAATAATGAACTGCGGCCTAGCGGCGGGAACGTCATCAACCTGACCGTCAACGCCGGCATGGGCACCGATTCGCGGCAGGTCAGCAAGCAGATCGTTGACGCGCTGAAGCATTACCAGCGCAGTAACGGGCCACTGCCCCTGAAGGTCGCGGGATGACCACCAAGGTCATCTTCGCTTTCGATCAGGACGCTGGCGGGATCACCAACTTCTTCGAGCTAGACGGCGCCGTCAAAGGGAAACTGGACAACACGACCTACACCCTCGGTGGAGCGTTCAGTCTCGTGGACGTGACCAGCGATGTTCGCAGCCTCACGATCAACCGTGGTCGCTCACGGCTTTTGGACAAGATTGAGTCCGCGACGGCGGAGATCCTGCTGGACAACCGCGCCAGGCTCTACGATCCGCTAACCGGAGGTGGCGCGTCCTTCCCGTACGCGAGCAGCATCGTTCCACGCAAGAACGTTCAAGTGACCGTCAACGACCGGCCCGTGTTCAGCGGCCTCGTTGATGCGTGGGACATTGATTATGAGATCAATGAGGACTCCACCAGTCGGGCCGTGTGCGCTGACGGGTTCATCACCCTCGCCGAGACTGACGTGAGCACTAGCGCGAAAACAGCGCAAACATCTGGTGCCCGCATTGAAGCGTTACTGACTGAGGCGGGCTGGCCTTCCAGCAAGAGGGATATCGCTACGGGTCAGGTGACGTTGCAGGCTGACACGCCTGACGCGGACACGAACCTGCTTGAGTACGCCAGCCGCGTGAAAAGCACAGAGT